AAGCGCTTGAGTGTGTCCCAGAGGTCGGAGAAAAAGGTCTCTATCGGTTCCCAGTTGTCGATGATCCCCTTCGCGGCTTCGATCAACCAGCCGAAGGGGTTGGTGTAGCGAATCAGCTTTCCCAGCGGTGAGTTCCAGAGGCTGACGAAGGTCTCCCGCACCGCGTCCCAATTTTTGACGATGAGGTACGCCGCACCGGCCATAGCCGCGAACGCCAGCAACACCCAGCCGATCGGCGTCGTCAGCGTCACGCCGAAGAGGCCGAGCAGGGCCTTCGCCAGCAGCCCGATGGAGATCAGGAGCTTGCCGCCGACAAGGGCGGCGAGGACGCCGAGCGCTGCCTTGAGACGCGTGCTGGTTTCGCCGATCCACTTGAAGGCGCGACCGATGGGCGAGAGAAAATCCCGCAGCGTCCGCAGGTGCTCCTTGAGGAGCTCCAGGCGCTCCGGCAGTTTCTCGGCAAAATCTTTCCCCCACGCCGCGATTGATTCCTGCTTGCCGATGAACCATTCCTGCAGCGCGCGTGAGAGATCCGTGAGCACCGGCATCAGCGGAAGTAGCGCCTTGTTTTTCAGGGCGTTGAATGATCGCCCGACTGCATTCCAAGCGTCGACAAACGCCTCTGCAGCCTTAACTTCATCTCCGGTGGTGATACCCATCCGCCGCATCTCGTCTTCGAGCTTAGCCAGCCCTTCCTCGCCTTCCTTCGCGAGGTTGACGATTGGAATTGCTGCCGATTGACCAAAGGCTGCGGTTGCCAGCGCCATACGCTCGGAATCGGTTTTAGCGCGGGCGATGCCGGCAAAGACGGCCCGGAAGGCGTCTCCGGTATCCGTCGCCTTTTTCATCGTGCTGAGAAGCGCGGGGTCGATCTTTTTCAGCATCGCCGCCATGCGGCCGGCGCCGTTTCGGGCCTGGCCGAGCTTCGTCGCGAATTCGCCGACCGCGGACTGAAACTGATCGGCGGTGCCGCCGCTCTGCTCGAAGGCGAAGCCGAGGGTCTGGATAGACTCCACGCTCATTCCCGTGGCTTTTGAGAGCTTGGCGAGCCGGTCCGCGGCCTCGGAGGTGCTGGTTATCGCCTTCCAGATACCGGCGGCGGCGAGGCCGCCGAAGATCAGAAACTGGCGGCCCAGCGCCATGACCTCGCGGCCGACCCGGCCCGCAGCCGTGGCGACGTTGCCGAAGGCGCGGCGGAGCTGCGGCAGCCCCGCGGCAGCGGAGAGCGCGGCAAAGCTGTTGTTCAGCCTCCGCACCGGCGCGCGGATGGATTCGAGAGAGGCGTTGATCTTTTTGAGCGGAGCCGTAACCTTATCAAAGGCCTTGATCTCGATGCCGGCTTTAACCTTTGCCATGTTCCGCCACCTCTTCGAGCCGCTTGCACCAGAATTTCAGATCGTCGAGCGTCATGCGATCCAGCTCCGAGGGCTGGAAGTGAAACATATAAGCCAGCGCGCCTAGTCCTGCTCGCCAGTCCCTTGGCCAGGCGCCCACGATTTTCCCACGACCGCGATGACCTCCGACATATCGGAGGGGCAGAGCATGTCCATGACCGCCGGCACCTGCCCGCAGAGCCGCGCCGCGACGTTGAGGAAGTCGCCGATCCGGGGCTCCATCGGCAGCTCGCGGAAATCCCGGGCCGTGGCCTCACGGAAAACGAGCTCGGAGACCGTTTCCGAGCCGAACTGCACGGGTTTCGAGAGCGTGATTTTCATCGGATTTCCTCCGCGGAGAGGCCCTCGAATCGGACCTTGATATTGCCCTCGTCGGTCTCGCCGGTGAGGCCGTCACCGTTGGCGATCCAGGCGTTGCGGAGCGCGATGACCTTCTCGTTTGCGAGCTCGAGCACGATCGTGGAGTCCTTGATCTCCGACAGGGTGTCGAGCGAGAGCTCCTGCCGATCGGTGATCTCGCCCTCGATAAAGGGCGTCGTCGCCGTTTCCTTGTAGCCGTCCACGCCCGACGACCCGACGATGGCCTCACGCTGCGGTTTTCCGAGCCCGTAGGTGAAGTTGCCTTTCGCCGGATACTGCACGCCGTCGATCGTGAGGAAGATGATACCGCCGCGTCGCTGTGACATTGTTTTCTCCTTGAAAAGAAGACGGGCCCCGAGTTGCCCCGGAGCCCGCCGTTGTCCCTATGCTTCGACGTTAGAGCAGGAACTGAATCTGCGCCGCTCCGACGATGAAGCCGTTTACGAGATTTGTCGGCAGCAGGAAGTCGAGCCGGTTGGGGTCGCTGATGTTGCGCTCGACGATCAGCTCGGCCTTGAACTGGTCGGCGTCTTCTACGAGGCCGATGTATTCCCACTCGCGGAATTTGTTGATGGCCTCTGCCTTCGCGATCTTCGGCGTGATTATCGCCTGCCCGGGACCGTAGCGCGTGCCGTCGCTCGCCAGCTTATGCCTCGGGTATTTGCGCAGGAAGTGGTTGCGGAAGTCCCAGCGCAGATACGAGAGCGTGAGCTTCGTCGTCACGTCAAGGAATGCGGTATCGTCCGCGCCGCCGGCGTTGGTCTGGTAGGTGGAGATCAGCCGCTCGACATGCACAACCCCGCCGCTGTCGACGTTAAGCGTGGAGATGCCGTCGTAGAGCAGGAGGTTGCGCTCCGTGAACATCAGGCGCTCCTCACGCAGCGGCGGCAGCACCCCAGGCAGCGTCAGCGTCTGGAAGGGGCGCGCCGGGTCGATGGAGCCGTGTTTCGCCACGACCCCACCGACCGCGGCGGCGACTTCCCAAGGGGGTGTTGGGAAGAAAGGGGCGCCGATAACCGTGAGATGCTTTGAATTGAGGGCGGAGCCCAGCGCTGCGAGATCCGCGTATTCGAGATTCGCCGCCGAAAAGGCGTGACCGTCGTTCTGCGCCAGCGGCCCCCATCTGCGCTCGAGATCGACATCCAGCGCCGCGAGGTTCGTGGCGTCGGTGTAGGGGTGGATGACGACGTGCCACTGCTCGTCGACCATGACATCGAGGGCGTCCTGAATGTCGGGGTTCCCGGCGCCGCTCGCCATCGGCGTCACGGCGCAGCTCAGCCCGGCGGGGATCTTCTCGCCCCAGTTGTAGCTGTGGCGGAGGTCGATGCCGAGGCCTTCCGCCCCGGCGTTTTTCGCCGTGACGACGACATCGCCGTCGCTGCCGCTATCATCTACGAGCATCGAGGTATCGGCGTCGATAGCCGCGCGCAGGGCCGTTGCAACGGTCGCCGCGGTGTCATCCACCGCAACCGCCGCCCTCACCCTGCGGCCGCCGATGTAGAGATTGACGACGCCGGATTCCGTAGCCGCCCCGGTGAACGCGAACTTTCCAGCGGCCTTCACGCCTGAAACGGCATCGTCTTCGAGCCCCACCGCCCACGTCTCCGTGATGTTGTTCGCGCGGAAGTAGGCGTCGCACATGCTCGCGAGCTGGGAGCCCACGCCGAAGAGCTCATCGGCACGGTCCTTGCTCGTGACGCGGTACGGCGTCAGCGGCGTCGCTATGCCGGCGCCGAGCATCTGCCCGATTATCATCACTCGATAGGCCTGCGCCTGCGGACCGCTGACGGCTCGGGAGCTGTCGAACTCGGCGTAAAACCACGGCACCCGCAGAGTGCTGGGCACCTCATTAAAGGAAATCGGCATCATTCACCTCCTGCGAGCGCGGGCTCGCCTGTTTTCTTCTCGGTTTTTTCCGGCTTCTCCGGCTTCTTGCGGGCCACAGCGGCGAGGACGACCGAGCCGTCTTTGAGGCGGCGGCTCCAGAACGCGTCCTTCTCCACTCGGGCGCCGTCCGGCGGCAGCATCGCACCGCCTGGGCGTCGCACGGGCTTCCCCGCCGCCGGTTTCACGAAGATGATCGGCATCAGGTTTCCTCCTCGAAAGTGATCTCGTCCTCGGCATCGAGCTCGCCGGGGGCGTGGTCGGGTTGATCCCATCCGGCATGAATCTTCTTTAGGTCCGAAACATCCGGCTCTTCGCTGTCGGCAACGGCGTAGGTGTGGTAGGTCACTTCGTAGGTGAGGACGCAGGAGCCGATGAGCGTGTCGCCGTCGTCTTTGATCGTGATCTCCGAAGCGATGAGCTCCACGTCGCGGCAGAGGCCGCCGAGCGTGTGGTCCTGCATGAGCTTGTGCTCCACGTCCTCGGCTATGGCATCCATCGCGGCGTCGAGCCCCTCGTCGGCTCGGGCCTGAATCTCGACCTGAACCGTCAGCCGCCGCTCATATTCGTGGGGCGACCCCTGAAACACCGTGACGGCCTCGCTCCCGGCGTAGACGAGGATGCACGGCAGCTCCGAGGCATCCACGGCACGCACCCTCGACGGGAAGACCCGGGCCTCGGCGGCGGTCTTTCCCGTAAGAAGGGAGACCACCGCTGCGCGGATGTTGTGTCTGGGATGCGTCATATCTTGTGCAGGAGGAGCTTCGACCCGCCCTGCCCGTCGGTCTGGACCTCGATGACGCGATAGCCCTGGGCCCCGACGGTGAGCGTGTCGTTTTGCGACGGCGGCTGCGGCAGGTCGGAATCCCGCACCGAAACGCTGGGCTTCGTCGAGACGACGATCGCCCCTGTATTGGGATCGACCTCCTCGTAGACGCCGTCCCATATGGCTTGGATCGCTACGGGGTCGCACCCCGCTGCGGAATAGACCACGGGCTCCCCGAGGCAGCGCGTCGCTGCGCCGAGGAGCCCGTTGGCCTTATTCCGGAAACTCATGCTAAGAGCTCGCCATCAGGTTCGCGGACTTCATCGCCGAGAGAATGACGTTGACCTTCGTCGAGAGCTCCTTCACCGCATCGGTGAGTGCGACGATGGCCGTCCGGTCCTGCCCCTGCGCCGTGGTGAGTTCCTTCAGGTTATCCTGCGCGACCCCGGCGAGGGTGACGAGCTCGATGACCTTCTGCGCGACATCCGATTGGTTCTGCTTCAGGGCCGTGCAGGCCGTGATGATTTCGGTCGCCTCAGCTGCGGACGGATTGGTCGAACCGTTCCATCCCGCGAGCGTCGGCACCGTCACCTCCGCCAGCGTATCGTCGTGCGTTCCGCTGCCGCCGCTGTTATCGGTGAGGGTCGTCGGAGCGGCCTGCACTGCGACGATGCCGTCGGCGGTGCCGCCGCCGTTATCCGTCAGCTCCGTCGGCGCAGTGACGACGCCGATCGTGCCGTCGGCCGTTGCGCCACCGCTATTGTCGATGAGGGCTGCCACCTCGTCGGCGGGGACCATTTCACCGAGATCCGACGGCGAGAAATCCTTTGCGCCGCCGAGCTTGACGTTGGCGACGACATCCGCCTCATCAGCGGCCTTGAAGCAGATGCCGGCGGGGGTGTTACCCGAGGATACTTTCGTGAGCTCGCCGGGATCGGCGTCCCAGAACAGCTTATCGCCGACGGCGAAGGCCTCGCCGGAGTTCTTGGCGAGCTCGAAGACGCCTTCCATCCGCACCGCACCCTCGCCGGTCGTGGCCGCGATGTCATCGATGGCGACGCCGATCTGGTCGCCGATGACCACCACGTCGCCGGACTCGATGGCTGACCCGCTGTTTTCGTAGTCCAGGATTACCCCGGTCTGGACGAATTTCGTTGTCATAACTTTTCCTCCTCAAAAGGCGACGGGCCCCGGGTCGCCCCGGAGCCCGTCATTGGTTGGGTTTCACTTCCGGCGGTTCTGTCTACGCGCCGTCGTTCTTGTAGAGGCCGCGGTAATCAATGGCCTTCGCAGCGAAGACGTGGCGGGCCTTGATCTCGATGCCGTCGACCTCGAATCCCACCCGCTCCTCGGTGAAGAGGCCTTCCTCGCCCTCAAGGTAGGCATACTCAATGGTGTCGATGCGCATCGGCTTCGCGGCCAGATACCAAGCGTTGCCGGTGATCCGTGGCTCGACGATGACCTGGAGAGCCGAGAAGAAGTTGGGGGTGATGTCGGAGGCCTTTGCCGCTACGAAACTCGCCGACGTGTATTTATTGGCGAGGACTTCCCTGTCCGGGCCAACGATGAGGAAGTCGGGCGTGATATTGAGCTCACGCCCCTTCGGGCCCTTCTGCTTGCGCATGAGAGCGCGCGCGACGCCCAGCGAGGTGTCGGAGATCGCCGTCCCCGAGCTCGTGGTGTAGTTCTTGTGCGTGCTGGCGTCGAAGAGCGCGACGGTGTCGGCCATATTGGGGTTGCCGGAGAGGATGCCGTAGACGATATCGCTCTCGCTCGCTGCGGCTTCCTCGGCAAGGGCAAAGGGGATGCGTGAGAACGCGTCGAGGTCGTCGTTGATTATGGCTTCCCACGTCACGGCAACGATGCCGCCCGACTTCGCGAGCGAATACTTCTCCGCGCTGTCACCGAAGCTCAGGTGCTTATACTCTCCGCCGGGGTTGACGCTCTGGAATTTCGACAACTCGGAGAGCTGCGTCCTAGCGACCTCGCGGAAGTCCGGCGCCGTGGACTTGCGGCACCACGGCACAAATGTTCGCGGCGCAAGCTGATATGCGTCGCGAAGCGTGCGATTGACCGCTGTGGAAAGGATTTCCGGGAAATCGCTTACGCCGTGCATCCTCGCCACGTTGCGGTCGAGGTTCAGCGCAGCGACGGCGATCTCGCGGCGCGATAGCCCGCGGGTCCTGCCGCCAGCCTTCTCCACGGCCTCGCGGGCCATGTCCATGAGGTTCATGCCACGGTATTCCCGCGCCGCCTCCGGAAGCTCGCGGTTTGTGTCGGCGCGGTGCATGATCGCCGCCGCTACGGCATCCCTTCTCGTCTTTTTCTCTTCCATATCGATCACCTCCATTCTGGCGGTTCTGGTGTCTGACTGCCGGTCTCGATCCGCCAGGATGTCGATGACCTTGGCCCGGGCCTCATCCAGAGGCGTGCCGTGTTTGATAAAGTCGTCGGCGAATGACTCCGCGAGGTTAGCGGCGCGGACCGCATTACGAATGCCATTGATGCGCTCGCGCTCGGCAAGGGCTCCCTTGCGCTCTGCGTCTTCGACCTTTTCCTCCGAAGCTGCCTCAGAGCCTTCCTCGTCCTTTTTCTCGTCTTCGACCTTTTCCTCCTCATCCCCGGCCTCGACCTCTGCCGGGTCTTCGACCTTTTTCTCCTCATCCCCGGCCTCTTCGGCGACGACCGGCTTCTGCTCCGGCGCCTCATCCTGTCGTTTCTTCTTCGTCATGATTTCCTCCATAAAGTTGATGACGCATTCATTGACGCTTCCGCCCGATCTCACGACGGCACCGTCGTCGGCTCCGACCGGCACAGCGGAGAGCTCGACCGGCTCCCAATCCGTAGCGCGGAGCACGCGGATGCCGTCCTCCGCCTTCGGCATCTCGTCGTAGTGCCAGACCTTGTAGCCGACGCTGACGTGCCGCAGGATTCCGCTCGTTATATCGTTGAAGACCGGCTCAACGTCGGGGCGCTCACTGAAACGGATGACCGCCGTGCCGACGCTGCCGTCGGTGGCCGCGCTTTCGACGACGCCCAGCACGCTTTCGAGCGTCCAGTCGTCGTGAACCCGGAGGAACGGCGCGCCATTATTGAGCCGGTCGAGGCGGACGTGCGCGGGATCGAGGCTGAGCTCCTCCCAGTAGGGCTCATCGAAAAACGGGCGCCGCATTACGCGAGCGCCCGTCGAGAACACGACCTCAACCGTCCTGTTTTTCTTGTCCAGAGACTGCGGCCGCACCTCCGCGCGGCGCAACAGCTCAGGAGTCTGTATCTTTTTCATCGATCACCTCTTTCTTGACGCCGCCGCTCTCGTTCGACCGCCGGGGATCGGAATCCAGCACGAGGCCGAGGTCGTCGATCGTCTTGTTGGTCTCGGCGATCTCCTCAAGCTGTTTGTTCGAATCGAAGCCCAGCGATTTGATGGCCTGCGGAAGCGTGGCGAGCCCGGCCCTGACGGCCTTCGTCATGGCCGGGATCTCTTTCGTGGGGTCGATCATCTCCCTGCGCGGGTAGGTGAAATCGGGCTCGATGCCGGTGACATCATAGCCGGCAAGCTCAGCGGCCTCACGGAACCAGTCGAAGAGCGGCAGCAGGAACTGCGCAACCATTATCCGCTGTTGCCAGCCCGTGATATTGCGCTGAAACTCAAGCCAACCCATGCGCGCGCTGCTGAAATTGACGTTGGAATAATCCCCGGCGAGGGCCTCGTAGGTGACGCCCAGCGATGCCGCGACGGCCATGATGTGCGCCGCCACGAATTCCTTGTATCCTGTGACCGCTGGCGGGGTGCCGAAGACGATCTCCTTGCCGGCCGGGAGGTGTTGAACCGTCCCCGGCGTCAGCCTCTCGCCGATCTCGCCATCTGCAAGCGTCGAGCCCTCACCCGTGGCATCCAGGTCTTTTACAAACGCCGCAAAACATGCCGCGATTTTCTGCCTCACGAGCTGAGCGTCCTCGTACTCATCGAGCTCGCGGAGCTTGATGATTGCCGCCGCCAGCCACGGCACGCCGCGGAGCTGCCCGGCGCG